CTCGCGGCGTAAACGGCACCACGGCAGCGGCTCAGTCCATCGGCGCGACTGTCGTGGAAATGAAGTACAAGACACTCAACCAACTAGGCAAGTCGATCATCGTTAACGCGCTCCAGCAGATTGTGGCGCAAGCGGCAAGTCTCAACGCTCCGGTTGCCACTGCGACGGCCACGCGGGATGCGGCTGTTGCCACGGCGGTGCAGTAGTGTTGGCGCTCCTGTTGCTCGCCGCTGAATCGGTCACGCCGAAACAACCGACCATCGCACCTGAACTCCAGGCGGCGTACTGGAGAGCCGAGACGATGAGGCTTTCCGCGCAAATGGACTTGCAAGCCAAAGCGGAAGCCGTCAAGAAGGCGCTTGAAAAGCTGAAGGCCGCGTGCGGCGCGGCGCATGAACTGGTGGACAGGGACGGGCTGCAATGCGTGCCAGTGACTAAAACGCCCTAGAGTTTCAACCTCTTCATTTTAAGCCCTCTCTGCCTTCACGGGTAGCAGGGGGCTTTCGTAGTTTATGGCGCAAAGCAATAACGAAAACAAAGTGAACGAGCCGTCATTTTTCGTTTGCAATCCGTCGGCCGAGGATATAATCTAAACACATGAACAACACAGATGAAACACAGTCGGAAAGACGGAAACCAGTTCAAATCACGATGCTTCCGTCCGTCCACGCTCAGATCATCAACAAGGCGAAAGAGCAAGGAACGCACCCTGGACGCCTTGTTGAATGGGCGTGGGCGTTGGCAATGAAACGCAAGTTTTGCAAGTGAGGAGCCGACAATGAAGATCCGAGACGAAGAGACGGCTTTTGTCGCCGTGATGTACGGTCTTGCCGTCGTCGCCGCGATTGTCTGGGTAGTAGAAATGTATTTTGAACTGGCTGGTTGAGGAGAAACCATCATGCTATCGAATTATGACCGCGAAATGAAGTTCCTGCGGGAAAGAAACGAAGCCCGCGCCGAACTGGTGAAGGTTTGGCCCACCGAAGCCGCCGATGTTCCGGCGTGCATTGACCAGTGGGTAGCGCAGGTTGGCGACCTCTACGGACGCGACAGCGAAACCTACCGGGCTTTGCTGAAGGTGCAGGCCATCGCCGAGGTTGACCTTCAACAGATCAATGAAGAGGCGGAAGACGACGAAACCAGCGACAACGAAGAATACATCGCAGCGCACGCTGGCGGACGGATTATCGAAGCGCGGCGGCTGACTGCGGAAGGGCGGCGGTAATGAGGCAAAGCGCTAAAGGAGAGTGCATTGCCAGCGGAATCACATGGCGAAAGCAACCGAATCCAAAACCAGTATCAGCACAGAAACATTGCACCTGCGGTCGGTCGATCAGTAATAACAAAGAACAATGCGCGGCGTGTGCGCGGAAGGAATCAGCATGAGCAACGAACTAGCAAACCTCAACACCCCGATCACGCAGCAGGCCGAAAGCAGCGTCATAGACGTGCTCAAGCGCTATAGCGCTGAGTTCGCGGCGGTGATCCCGAAGCAGTATACGGCGTCATACTTCGGCGGGCTGGTCAAAGTAGAGATTGCCAAGAATCCGAAGCTGGCCGGATGCTCTGCGGTGTCATTCGTCAACGCGGTGCTTACATCGGCATCGCTGGGCCTGCCCATCCGCAAGAACAGCGCCTACCTCATCCCCTACGGCAAGGAGTGCCAGCTTGTCATCGACTACCACGGCAAGATGGACCTTGCGCGGCGGGCGGGCGTGGGCAGCATCCACGTTCAGGACGTGCGGGCGGGCGACGATTTTTACCACGGCTACGGACCGGGCGGGCTGGACTTCCGCTGGACTCCGGGATCCGAGCGCGGCGAGATCACGCACATGTTTGCGTGCGCCAAGATCAACGGCGACATCCAGTACACTATCATGACGCTGGCCGAGATCGAAGGCATCCGCAGGCGGGCCAAGTCGGGGTGTGCTGTGGACTTTCAGGACAAGTACGGACGATCCCATAAAGGCGTGACGCTCGCGCAGATTCGGCAGATGGACGTGGCAACGATGGCATTCAACGATCCATACCGCCAACCATGGGTGACGGACTGGGACCGCATGGCGCGGAAGACGGTACTCCACCGGGCCGCGCACGATTGGCCGCTCTCGCCCCAGTTGCTCATGGCGCAGGAGTTGGACGTGGCGAACGACACCGGGACCACGGCACCGCTGGCACCCGGCATGGAGCAGATTGCTCTCATCGTGGACCCTGCCGACAATCGCCCGATGGTGGACGGCGGCGGCGAGACGCGGGAGGAGCAGAAGGAAGCGGCTGCAACGGTGGGCGCGGCGGAACTCCAGAAATCGGCGTTGCGGAAGGCTGGACCCCCGCTGACCAAGCCGCAGGTGGACGCGATTCTAGCCAAGTCTAAGCGTGCGCCAACGGTGGACCTACAGAAGATTCTATACGCTCATTCGGCGGCTACGGTCGGCGAGGTCCGCCAGTCCGACTACGATAGCGTCATGGCCGCGCTGGACGAGGCCGCATCGTGAGACGCGCCGCGAAGGTGGACGACAACCAGCCGGAGATCGTGGAGCACCTGCGCAGCCTTGGCATGTCGGTGTGCCTACTGCACACGGTCGGCCAGGGCGTGCCAGACATCATAGTTGGTTACCGGGGCATCAACGTGCTGCTCGAAATCAAGGACGGGGCCAAGCCGCCCAGCGCTCGACGGCTGACCGAGGATGAGGCAGTGTGGCATCTCGATTGGCGCGGACAGGTGGCGACGGTAAAGGACAAGGAACAGGCCGAGGCGGAAGTGATGCGCTGCTGGGCCAGATCGGTGGCGCGATGAGCAACCGCTGGCGACGAATCGGCAAGCGCGACCGCTACGCCTACGACGATACGTGGAGCGTTCAGCGCGACGGGTCCCGTTGGTACATCTACCGCGACGGGCTGGCGCTCTACGCGGCGTTCTACATGGACGCGCAGACGGCGATGGAGACTGCGGAAGAACTTATGAAAAGGAAGGATAGTCGATGACATACGAAGATTTCATCGCGTCGAAGCAGCGGTATGCCAAGCCATGCGGGTTTGAAGTAACCGCCCTCAACGCCATGATGAAACCATTCCAAGCGTCCATCGTTCGATGGGCATTGCGAGGCGGGCGGCGGGCGATATTCGCCGATACGGGACTCGGGAAGACGTTCATGCAGTTGGAGTGGGCGCACCACGTCTCGGCGAATCACGGGCCGGTGTTGATACTAGCACCGCTTGCGGTGGGCCGTCAGACGGCAGCGGAGGCAAAGAAGTTCGGCATTAACGGCGTCGAGTTTGTAGCCGAAATGACCGATTCTCCAATTCAAGTCACGAACTATGAAAAGCTGTCACGATTCGATCCATCAAAGTACGCAGGGGTAGTATTAGACGAGTCATCTATCCTCAAATCGTACATGGGGAAGACGAAACAGGCGCTCGTCAAGGCATTTGACGGGCATCGGTTCAGGCTGTGTTGCACTGCCACGCCAGCGCCAAACGACCACTTAGAACTCGGCAACCACGCGGAGTTTCTAGGGATCATGGACTCCAATGAAATGATCTCGCGGTGGTTCTTGAACGACACCATGAAGGCCGGTGGATACCGCCTGAAAAAGCACGCTGCCGAGGACTTCTGGAATTGGGCGGCATCGTGGGCAGTGTCGATCACCATGCCTTCAGATATTGGATTCGACGATACGGGCTATGTCCTACCAACGCTGAATCTGGAGTCTCATATCGTTTCCGTTGACGTGTCGCAGGATACCGATGGGAAGCTCTACCGCGTGCCCGATATGTCATCTACTGCGATTCACAAAGAGTTAAAAAGGACCACTAAAGATCGGGCCGCGAAGGTTGCCGAGATCGTGGCGAATCCTGGGCAGTGGCTCATCTGGTGCTACTCCGACTACGAGTCCGACGCGCTGCTGGCGGCGATACCAGAGGCGAAAGATATTCGCGGATCGCAGAACGAAAATGAGCGCGAGAAGCGGCTTATGGACTTTACGGATGGGCGGCAGCGCATCTTTATCTCGAAGCCTCAATTGAGCGGGTTTGGGATGAACTGGCAGCACTGCAACCAAGTTTGCTTTGTCGGCCTTTCCTACTCATTCGAGAGCTACTATCAGGCAGTGCGGCGAGTGTGGCGATTCGGGCAGTCGAAAGAGGTAGAGTGCCATATCGTTCAAGCGGAAACGGAAGGGGCGATTGTCGATACGATCGAGCGGAAAGAGAAGGAGTTTCGGACGATGCGCACTGAAATGACGGCGGCGATGCGCGATGAAAGCCTGCGCCAATTGCGAGACGACCGAGTGGTGATAGAACTGCCGTCTGACCATGTAAGCGGCCAAGGGTGGGACCTTTACCACGCCGATTGCGTCCAACGGGCCGCAAAGATCGAAAGTAATACGGTTGGGTTGAGCGTGTTTTCTCCGCCATTTTCCAACCTTTACATTTACTCTGATTCCATCGCGGATATGGGGAATACTGACGATGATGCGCAATTCATGGAGCAGTTTCGTTTCCTGATTCGCGAGTTACACCGCATCACCATACCGGGCCGTAACTGCGCCGTACACTGCAAAGACTTACCTCTCTACCGTGGACGCGACGGGGCGGCTGGATTGCGAGACTTCCCCGGCCACATCATCCGCACGTTTGAAGAGGAAGGGTGGACGATGCACAGCCGTTGCACGATTTGGAAAGATCCGGTCATCGAAATGCAGCGGACGAAGAACCACGGGCTACTGTATAAGCAACTCTGCGTTGACTCCGCAGCGTCCCGGCAGGGTATGGCCGACTATATCATCACCTTCCGCAAGTGGAACGCTGACGCCGAGTTCCCGGACCCTGTAACGGCCAACGGTGAGCGCTTCGACCGCTACGTTGGGTTGGAAGCACCAGACGCCTCAGTTGTTGCCTACGATGCCGGTGTGCCGGTGCCTGGGCTGCGAAACGGCAAGTGGCCGAAGTTCAACCCGTTCGAGCCTGGCACTGAAGCATACCGGCTATGGAGCATTACCGTCTGGCAGAAGTACGCTTCTCCGGTGTGGATGGATATTAACCAAACCGAAGTTCTCAACAAGGCGTTGGCTCGGGACTCAGACGACGAGCGGCACATCTGCCCTCTTCAACTTGACGTAATCGAGCGATGTATCCACCTTTGGAGCAATCCCGGCGATCTGATATTTTCCCCGTTCGCGGGAATCGGAAGTGAGGGATACGTGGCAATCAAAACTGGCCGACGATTCATCGGCACGGAGTTGAAGCGCAGCTATTTTGACATCGCCACCAACAATCTACGGGAGGCCACCGGTGAGGACAGCCAACAGTTCGGACTCTTCGATTAACCACGCCCGCGACCAGCAGCGCATCTGCGCCGGCTACATCATCAGCGGCGGGCCGGACCAGCGCGGGGCCATTCTCGGCCTGTTCGACTGGTTCGCCGAGGAGTTTATTCTGACGCAGGAGGCCCAACACAAACCACTTGAACCCGTAAAGTAGTCATGGGATAATAGAAGTGCGGGTAGCTCCCGCAGGTCGGAAAATCCTTTGCAGGGGCCTCGGAAACGGGGCCTCAACCTAAAAGGATGACCGGCTAGAATCTGCAAAGGACAATTTAACGACATGAAACAGCGCCACAGCGCTTCAAACGCCATACCTACGCGTTATCGCGGGTATCATTTTCGCAGCCGACTTGAGGCGAGATGGGCGGTGTTTTTTGACTCCTGCCGTATCAAATGGCAGTACGAGCCAGAGGGGTACGATTTAACCGATTACGGTCTGGCAATTGATCGGCCCGGAGTTGGTTTATACCTTCCTGATTTTTGGCTCCCAAAGACTGAAACATGGGTGGAGATTAAAGGTGTTTTGCCAGCCAATCATTTCTTTGATATGGACGAGGAATTAAGGATGGCGGCATTGCTGGACGAGACCAGAGCGAAATTGGGATTCGTGTTTTGGGGTATGCCTGATGTTGACACCATGGCTACTATGGTCCACTGGGATACTGGTGATCAGATACATAGTGAGATATCTAGAATTCCTGACGGCATTTGCTGTTTTCATGGTGTCAGTGACAAGGCTGTGAGTGCGGCTAAATCCGCCAGATTTGAACACGGCCACAGCGGGAGATCGTGATATGGCAATCATCATGGCGGAAGGGCTTTTTAATGGCAAGCGTCTTCGCGCCTGCTCCGATATGGCACGCTTGCTTTGGCCGTACTTATTCCTCGCTTCCAACGGATACGGTCGGCTTGAAATTGACTACGAGTACATCATTCGTAATTTTTTCGTGGATTTCCGAAATCCTCCGAAATCTTCGGCATTTTTCGGAATCCTGCGGGAATACCACGAAAACGGTTTAATGTTCCTGTACGAGTCCGGTGGGGTTTGGGGCCAGTGGGACTGCAAAGGTGGATCTTTGCCACGCTACCAGACCGCAAAAGATCGTAAAAGTCCAGCTCCAGACGAAAAGTCGTTTGAAGAGTGGAAAAAGCAATGTTCGTTGAAAACAAAGGCACTTCCGATAATTTCGGAAATTTTCGGAAAACTTCCGCTAGGTGTTGGTATTGGAGAAGGTGTTGGAGATGGTAAAGGAGTATGTGCTCCGGCTACGCCGAAGCCTACAAAAAATGGATTTACTCCTCCAACGGCTGAAGAGGTTCTAGCCTATGGCAAGAGCATAGACTTTGAAATTGACGCCGAAAAGTTCATCGCCCATTACGGGGCTTCCGGCTGGAAACGCGGCAAGCAGCAGACACCGATAACGAATTGGAAGCAATGCGTGCAGACTTGGCGGGCGAATCAGCACAGCACGCCGACGCCGCAATTATTCAGACAGGCCGTGGAGGACTCATGGAACACACCAGACTAAGCGCTGTAGATTTGCGCGGTCTACCGGCGGACGTGGATTGCGAAACGTTCGTGATCGGCGCGGTGCTGAAAAACTTCTCGCTCTACTATCCCCAGGTGGCTGACCTTGTGACGGAATCCGACTTTTCCATCATGGCGCACCGGCTTATCTGGGCTTCCATTAGCCGAATCATGGCCGATGGCGAAGCGGTTGACCGGGTAACGGTGTTCAAGGAACTGGCGGCGCGTGGCGAGATTGAGGCCGTGGGCGGGCTGTCGTACTTGGTCGGCATGGATGACGGATTGCCAGACCTGCCGAACGCCAGCGCCTACGCCGCCAGGGTGCGGGAGAAGGCCACGCTGCGCGAAGGGATCATCGCTTGCCAGTCGATCATCGAACGGCTGGCGGCACCGGGAGCGGGCGCGGAGGACATCGTGGCCGCAGAGCGTGTAATCCGCAAGGTGGCCGAAGGGCAGATCAAGAATCGGCGGCTGGTGTCCATCGCGGAAGTGATCCACGGCGGTATCGAGGGCGATACAACGGCGGTGCGGACGTTCCTGGACCCGACGCAGGAAGCGCAGGGAATACCAACGCCCTGGCCATGGCTAAATCGCGCCACGGGCGGTCTACGGCCTGGGAATCTGGTAATCATCGCGGCACGTCCATCGGTGGGCAAGACGAGCGCGGCTGCGCAGATGATGCTCCACTCAATCGAGATGGAGATGGGGTGTGTGTTCGTCACGTTGGAGATGCCAAAGCGCGACATCGTGCGCAAGATCGTCGCGGCGCGGGCCGGGGTGTCCGTGAACGAATGGGCGAACGGTGAGCTATCGTCGGACGAGCGGCGGGCGGTGAACGCTGCTACGCATTCGATCCAGCCAGCCGAGGCGTATTTTGACGACCAGCCGAGGGCGACGGTACCGGGCATTCATGCGACGGTTTTGCGCCACCAGGCAGACCACGAAGTACGCATGGTGGTGATTGACTACCTGCAACTTCTGACACCCGCTGGTAGGGCTTCCAATCGCACGGAGGACGTATCGGAGATCACGCGGGGCTTGAAGTTGATGGCGATGGAGTTGGGTGTGCCGGTGGTGGCGCTGTCTCAACTTTCCCGCGCCTCAGTACAGCAGAACCGGGAGCCGCGCCTGGACGACCTACGGGATTCCGGCAGTATCGAGCAGGACGCCGATATGGTGATGTTTCTCCACCGTATCGAGAAGCCTTTCGTCAAGCTCATACTGGCAAAGCAGCGCATGGGTCCGATTGGCGACGTGCGCATGACGTTCGACCGCAAGAGCGGTATTTTCACGGAGTCGATATGAAGCACATCAGCCAGATAATCGCGGAAATGAGCGCGGATTGGCAGCACAACGCGGGAATCGAAACTCCACCTCAAGATACCGAAACTTTGTCATTGACAAAAAAACAAGATGGGCGCAAGATGAATCAAATCGGAAACGGAGAACATGAAAAAGATCAAAGCATGGCATTTTGTGGCTGACGACCGGATGCTGGCACACCAGCCGGGACTGGAGGTCGCGCCCGGCTACATCTACAGCGAGGACGGGCCTATTGTGATCTGCGAGAGCGGATTGCATGGGTCGCGAAATCTGCTAGACGCGCTGAACTACGCGCCTGGGTCGTACCTGTGCCGCGTCGAGATGTGGGGCGACGTGACAGATCTCAACGATAAGCTAGTCGCCCGTCACCGCCACGTCATCGCGGCGAAGGACGTGGCTCCGGAACTGCGCCTCTGGGCGTGCTGGTGTGTGCGCCAGCAGTGGCACCTACTGACCGATGAGCGGAGCCGAAACGCCGTCGACGTGGCGGAACGGTTCACTCGTGGCGAGGCGACACAGGAAGCACTGGCCGCCGCGAGGGCCGCCGCGTGGGACGCCGCGAGGG